AACTTTTAAGGCGTTAAGAAAGACTGCGGATTTTAGCTTCATGCGAAATCTTCCCTTATTTTAAATTTGAGCAAGTCATAAAGAGTTTCTCGCAGACCGGAGCCGCGAACGACCTCAATCTCGCCTTCATACGCGCCTGCTTCTTGGTTAAGGTCGTTAGTTCCCCACTGAAGAATGGCTTCGCCGTTAGTCGCAGTGTCAGGGTTGATAAACAACGATCTGCTAAACAACACAGTTTCTTCGCCAGCGGCTCTAAAGTGCAACGTCACAGTAGCGTTTGTAAGGTCAGTCAAGCTGCCTGTATCATCCTCGGTCAGCGTTAGCTTGATTTGTGGGCCGGTATCGCCTTGGACGTATTTAAAAGAGGTCGCCATTATCTTCTCCCTCCAGCTGACGCTCGATCAAAGCCCACGCTGGCAATTCGCAAGTTAACGCGTCTTGTGTCACGCCCTTTTGCGGCGTCCATGTGCTTGTAGAACTCGGTTTTGTAGTACATCGCCACTTCGGGGTTAGACCACTCTTTGCCCGGTATAATTGTTAGCCTCCAGATAGCTCCACATGCGATGGAGCGCCCATGCGTTTCGAAAATAAAGTCTTCGACGCCAGTGGCTGATAATGATGGCTTTAAAACGCCTACACCTTCAAACGTGTACTTGCGGTCGGGTGTGGGGAAAAACCGTATTTGGTTATCTTGGTAGATAGTAAAGTACGACGGTGTAGAATTATCGCGTGTGTTTGAAAGACTAAAGTGCCGGTCCGAAACTCGTCGAGTGGGTGAACCGTTAACATACAACTCTAAGACATTCTCAAGCACCGCGCCGGTAGGGACGTCGATCTCATAGTCTGACGTGTTCTTACTGGTAAAATCTGACTCAATGTCAAACCGCCACAGTTCGCTACGCGCAATGTATTCAGCTGCTGCTTCCTGCAAGTGCGTTTGTATAACAATTTCCGGGCAACCCGGAACATGGGGCTGCACGTAAGGAAAAAAGTTGTCCCACGTTTTTGCCATGCTACGTCACCGTACTTGCTGGATTGGGCGTTAGCGCAGCGTCAACCTGCGTCTTCGTGCCAATAGCAGCGTTAAAGGTTTGGAAAGACGAAGCAGCGCGTTGTTCGTTTGCGCCGTACTCTGCGTCTTTGGAATATGCTCGATACAAAATCCAATCAGTGATCGGGCTTAGGTATATATCATCCAGTTTTATAACTTCAGTGTTGCTACCATCGGGGTCTAAATCTGACTCAGACAGCGCGTGAGAACCCGGAGCATCCGCGTAAATAACTTCTAGCTCGGCTGTATTTGTAGCAGGGGGGTAAACGTAAAACTGTTTGGGGTGGCGCGGGTCATACGTGTAGTGCTGAATATTTGCGGACTCAGTCTCTGAGTGCCAGCTGGGTCGCTGGTCGTCCAAAACGCTGCGAGCAACCACGCGAACAACTTTTTTGTTTGAGCTACTTAAAACGTTGCGGGTAATATCAAGAAGGCGAAGCGCGGAAGGAAAACCGCCACTAGAAGCTGTAAGCTCCTGCTTAGTGCCAGCGGTGCAAGTAAACGTAGCACACACAGCGTTCGCGTCCGGGCGCAGTAAGACGATACTCAGATATGACTCATTAAGCCATTTCTGTAGTTCGACACGCGGCCAACGGATATTAGTATCCTGTAAGATCGCTTCGACGCGGGAAATAACGTCTATAACTTTTATGGTAGCCATCACTAACCCCCTTGTGGTTGTGAGAGGGGGAGCAATCCCCCTCCCGTTAGGTCAGTGACTAGCTGGCTGCGCCGACGATTGCGGTGCAGAGAGCTTCTGGTTTCACAACCTTGCGGCCATATACGGCAAGACCACGAACGATGTCGCCGAAGTCTGTTTGGTTGCGCAAAGGCTCAGTTTTGCTGATTTGCGAAGCAAACGAACAAGCTGTGCTTGTACCGGCTACCATCATGCGGCGAGCTTTAGCGTTAGTCACGGTTGCGCCGCCAGAAGTGGCTGAAAGACCCGCAACGAGTGCTTTACCTGCTTGGCCTTTTGGCAACAAGTTAGACACATACACAGTGAAGCGGTCCAACATACCGATTTTGCCGGTACGGATGGTGCTTGACTGATCTCCAGTGAAGTAAGCTTGTGCAATGTTTGTTTGCATTAATAGCTGACGATCGCGTGGAGAGATGATTAACCAACGGCCATCTTCTGGAACGTTTTGCTCATCTAGTGCTGAAGACATCTGCAAAATTGTGTTTAGGATATTTGCAGGTGTTGCTTGGTCGACTGGGGCTACATCAGTACCCAAGTTATAAGCACCTGAGATAGCGCCAGCTGTCGCACCTTTATTTGACGCGTTTGCGCCTGTGGTTACGAACCAGTTGAAGAACGTATCGTTTTCAATATTGATCTTCAGCTGTTTAGCAGCGTCATCAGTGAACATGTTCATCAAGTCCATGTCCGCTTGGTGCGCGAGTACATCGTTTACTTGGACGCTGAAGTATTTACCTTGGTCGATCTGCATGTCTTGGTAGATCGGAGCAGGGACTTCAGAAGTCAGTGTAGTACCAGCGCCAGCATAATCGTTGATTGTGATTGATGGTGCAGTACGAATACGAATTGTATCGCCTTGGTTTTTGATCTCGCCTTCCCAATCAGTGTTGGAAATTTCGGTCATCATAGTGTTCGCATAGAACTTAGCGTTCAACTTTTGCGACCATAGTTGTGGGATAAAACCACCTGAGTAAGATGGGGTAGTGTCGAATGCGCCTGAACCGACGACGGGGAATACAGCAGCCATTTTGGCCTCCTATTAAGTTAGTTGGGACTTAATAACTGCTTACATGTTAACACGTTTTGCCTAAGCTCGAACGCGGCCTTCCATATACGCAGCTGTCAAGTCAGCTTCAAGTTTTTCCGCCTCAGCGTACTGCCCTCGCGTATTCAGTGTACGAACCTTATTCCAAGCTCTATCCGCGTCTTTAGGCGAATAAATTTTAGAGTTCTGGGAAGCACTCTGCGTACGAACAGAATTAGCAGAACGGTTTGGAGCAACCTGCTTTTCAAGTTCGGCTTGGTTAGGCTTAGCTTCGGTCGGTGCTGCTAACGTTTCTTTCCAAAGGCGCACATAGTGGGCTATGGCTTCTACGTCACCGGCATCAAACGCCTGCTGTGCTTGAACTCTGCGTGGGCCTCTAAGCATAGGATCATGCTCATTTAACCACGCTACCCAACGCTCATCGTTGTCGACCTGCGGAAAATCAGGTACGGCTTGGTTGAGCCTCTGACTAAATCCTACTTCTCCAACTTGGCTACCCGTCCTTGCAAGTTCGTCCTGCAATTTCTTGATAACCGCGTCTTGCTGTTCAAGTCGGCCCTCGTATTCTTGAGAGACTTCCTGCGCAACTCGGCGCTGAACGTCCAGCAGTTCTTCACCAAATTCGGCTCGATCTGCGTCGGTCACTAAACTGACTTTCTCCTTCGGCTTTGTCGGCTCGGCTTTTTTAGCAGTCATCTCCTTGCGGATTGCTGTTAGCTCCTCAGTCATTTCGCGCACCTGTTGGTGCAACCTTGGAACTTCAGCGTCATACTTACCCCGTAAGGTGCTGTACTTCTGCTTAAAGTCGTCCTCTACGTCCGTTGGTGACGTGTCAGCTGGCTTCGCTTTATCAGGTTCGGGTGCTGCTTCAATCGTAGCTACTACTTCCGCTTCCGTATCCAACTCCTCGGGTTGAGGTTCGTGTTGGGCTTCTAACGCTTTTTCGTACGCTTCAATTTCGGCAATCTGTGCCTGTACCTGCTTTGGCAACGCCATATGGTTTCTCCTCAAAGCACCAACTCTGTTTCACAGCGCCCGTAGGTAGGCTGCTCCCGTCTTTGGTGTGCTTCATCGTGCCCTTACGGGCGGTTAAGTACCTTCGTCGCTTCTTCAACCGACGTCAGTAAGTCTTCAAATGCTTCTGCGCGCCCCTGCAACCGGTGGATTGTCACCGTATCGGTTGCTTTCACTAGCCGCGCTTTGGCTAACTCAGCTTCGGCCTCAAAAAGACCTAACAGAGCCGTTTCACCTGTTTCTTTAAGTCTCAACAGTGCTTTCACGTGCTGTCGGTCACAAAGATTCAAGTCAATCATATCGTAAATCTACTCTAAAGATGTTAACGTGTCAACACATGTGAAGACTACCGTCCATTCGGACGCGGACTCATTGTATTATCCTGTCGCCCGCCTTTTGGGGTGCCATCTTCTTGTAATTGCGCTGCCTGCTGCTGAGCCTGCATCTCTTGCATCATCATAGCTTGCTGCTGTGCTAACTCTTGCTGCTTCTGAACATCTTCTCGGCTAGGGACAAGACGATCAACATTGGTGTTAAGATTACCCGCGAGGTCGCGGAGTAGTTCAGCCGTACCCGGTAATCCAACAATCTGCTGTGCAACCGGACTTTCCAGTATAAGACGGAGGAAGTCAGTCTTGCGGACAGCTTCAGCTTCTTTAACGACAAGCGACATTGCGCCCGTTGCAACAATTTGAACATCGCCGATAAGGTCTGGGTCATCTGAATACCTTAAATTTCTTTGATACTGGCGTTCCAGCATAGGGCGCATCACATCGTGGTCGATGTTGCTAATAACTTGTTTGATGCTCTTACCCGCGTTGGACATGAGCATTGAGAGGCCCGAGGACGTACGCCCTGCGCCCGGAACGTGTTGCCCCGTCATGTAGCGCGGAATACCTGATACCTCGTCTGAAATCGCCATAAAGCGGTCAAACACACCCATAAGCTCAGCTGCGTTAGAGTTAGGCTGAAAAAATGTCATGGGTGGCGTCGAGTCTTGGTAATCAGACTGCTTAAACTGCCATATCTTCCACGGGTACATCTGAGTAATGTCTTCCCCGTTTGGAAGGCGGCTGATATTAACGCCGACCTGTGGACCGGAGCTTATACCCATATTATTTGCAAGCGCCCGAGCAGCGGCGTTACACATATTCTGAGCGTCCATACAAAGGTCAGCGACCCCGTTACCGTCAATACGGCCCGGAACCTTTTCAAAAGATGTCATGTAGTAAGGCTTACGCCCTAGCGGATCATAGTTAAGCACCGCACGAACGACGATATTGTCGATCATCCATACTTCGCAGGGGTAGGACTTATGTGGGTCTTCGACCTCGTCTTCGCCCAGTCCCCATTCG